CGCCCGACCAGCCCGACAGGTCCACCGCCGTCACAGACCCATCGGGATGCCGCCGCCGCCATCGAACGCCCAGACGGCTGGAGTCGCCCCGGACCAGACGGACATCAAGACGTCCGACAAGACTGCCGTATACACCATTCATTGGCGTTCCCTTCTCATGCGAGATTCATCACGGTCATGCTCATGTGCACCTGGCCGACCGGCGAGGCGTCGTCCACGGTGCTCTTGCCGCGCAGTACGACCGGCTGGTCGGCGGCAACGTACGCGATCGTGGTGCCGCCGAACGAGTCTCCATTCGCGGTCACGCCCGGGAACGTGCCCACACGCGATCCGCCCACCAGACATTCCAGCAATGGCATGCCATCGCCCGGCTTTATCGCGCTCACCCCAATCGTCAATTGAGCGCGCGCCTTGCCGTCCGACAGATCGGGGTGAGCCGTCAACGAGACCAGCGTCGTCCAGTCCGATCCCAGCGAGCCGCCGGGCGAATCCCCGCTGACAGTGCTGTAGGTCGGAGTGACCCGCTTCAATTCCCGCTGCTGCGCCTGCAACTGCTGCTGGCTCTGCGCCAACTGCCCGGTAAGGCCCGTGGTCAACGCCTGCTGCTCCTGCAACTGCTTGGTCAACGCATTGAGCTTGATCGTGGTCTGCTCGGTTTCTGAACCGGTTGAATTGTTCGCCTGGTTCTTCTCCTTGTTGCGTCTCTGCTCGCCGCGCCGCTCATCCCTGTTTGGGTCGGCCCGCCCGGGCGCGTATTTGCGTATTCCCAGCGGTTCGACCGGGGTCAGGTCGGGTGGTTCAGGCACGTCAATGTCCGGGATCAGCGGCTCGATCTGCGTGGCAATGAGCGCATGCCCCGCCTCGTTGGGATGCACCTTATCCGATTGCACGTCATCGGTTTTACCGAACAGCCAATCCCATGCGTCGACCACCACATCCGCGCCCACAGTGCGGCATGCGGCGGAAAGACCCTTCAAAAACGACTCATAGTCGGCCCCGAAACCGTCCGGCTCCAAGCCCTGCGGGCCTACCATGATAGCGAGCTTCGCGTTCTTGTACCGTTTGCGGATGGCCGTGGCGATGGCGAAAACCTGCGAGGCCGCAACGGAAATATCCGCCTTGGCTTTCGCATCCTCATAGCCAGCAGCCAGCACGACCAGCCCCACCGAGTCGGCGGGCACGCCAATATCGGCGGCGGCCACCGTCAGCTGAGCCAAAACACTCTTGGCTTGCACCGTGTAGCCCGCACCCTCCACCGCATATACATGCGAGGTCAATGAGAGCGCAGCGGCCAATATCTGCGGCCAACGCTTCGACTCATCAGTCATCCCGGTGCCCGCCGGGTTGCCGTCGCCGAAAAACAATGCGTGGATATCAGCCATCATGCACGCTCCCTCGCCTGGACGCTCAGCCAATCAGAGTCGGAGGAGCCATCCACGTCAGTTATCTTGAGCTTCAGCAATTGCTCTCCCATGAAATCGTCATCGACCTTGAGATCCGCCCAGTCACCGGGACGCACCGGGTATTCGTCCCCTACCTGCACTTTGAACGTCTCGTCCGGGTACGAGCCGTATGCGATGCCCGATTGAGCGCACTGGCGAAGCTGTTTCAGATCGACGATCGTCGTATGCGTCTTGTCAGCGGACTGCAGGAGATTCGGTTGGTTCTTCTGGGTGACGCGGGCGATCACGGTCTTGTCTCCGCTTTTGCCGCCTATGGCGAACACCTGGTTCGTCATGGCAGCGCCCTTGCCAGCCACGCCGGCGAACACAACCCGCTGGCCGGGCACCGTGGAATCCCACGCCCCCAGCTGCGTGCCTTCCAGCCATTGATGGTCGTTGATCTCCGGCTGCGAGCGCATGTCGAAGGTGAGTGTGCCGTTGGCTTGTATGCGTGGGTCGAATCGTAGTTCGTTGCTGTCGGCGAGTTTTGTCAGGTCGTCGAGCAGGGAGGCGACGGTTGTGAGGTCGTAGCCGTTGTAGGTGATTGTTTGGGTTCCGCCTTCTAATGTGGGCAGGGTGATGGGGAGTGCGCCCCATTGTATTGCTTCGTTGACGAGGCCGCGCATGATGTCGCTGTATGATCCGGTGAGGGTCAGTGCCCATGCTCCTGCTGGGTGTTCTTCGTCGATGAGGATGTCGCCGTCGAGCCATGAGGCGTCGAGGCTGTGGTTGAGGGCGAGGCGTTTGGTCAGTGCTGACCATCCGCCGCCGCATGAGAGGGATAGTTTGCGGTTCGGCGCGTCCCAGTTGTAGTCTTCCAGAGGGCCGGCGTGTTTCACTATTTCAGTGTTGGTCTGTTCGTCTAATCGGTGCGCTGCCAGGATCACTCCCCAGAGTTTCAGCTGGTTGTACAGGCCTTTTGGCACTTTCATAGTTGTTGTGGTATAGGTCACGTCGACGTTGAGGCTGCCGGGGTCGTTGATCGTGTCCGACCAGTTGCAGGATGTGTATGGCAGGCGGAACATCGGGTATCCGAGGGCGTCGAATACGTCGATCACGAGAGGATCCATTGCTTACCTCCATGCTGGTATGACGGTCATGGAGACCGTGCCGTCGGATGAGACGTTGATTGTGCTGCGGCCGGGCGGGATCTTGAATGCCTGTCCGGTCGCGATACCCGCCGATGGCAGCATGTCGCTGAAATCAAGGTCGAGGCCGGTCGAATTGCCGGACCATTTGACTGTGCGAATGCCGAGGGCGAGCGTCAGGCGTGTCACATTCCCGTCGACATGCACTCTCGGATAGGATGCCGCCCGGCCAGTGTTCTCCACTATCAGCAGGCCGTTGGATGCCGTGAAGGCGACGGGGTCGCCGTACTTCAACGGGTCGTCGACCGTGATGATGAGCGCGAATGTGAACAGCCGTTCGCCCATGTACATGCTTGGGCTGGGGTCGTCGCCCAAGCGGCCGTGGAAATATCGCCGGCCGTGCGCGTTCTCGACGGTGACCTTGATCTCGCGGTTCATGAGATCGCAGATCCTGTCCTCGAGCTGGGCGGAGTCCAGGGTGGACAGTCCCACGGCTTCGGCGGAGATAGTGATCGTGCGCCCGCCTGAGGTCAGACGCGAGGGGGCATAGTCGCCGTCCTGCTGGGGCCTGGGTACCGCTTTCTCCCTAGGGGGGACGGCGCCCAGGCCCTTCAGCCCGTCCGGCAGGATGCGGAATACTCCGACCTCGTCCAGGGAGCCGTCATTGAACACCATCGAATCAACGTCGCTCTCGACCATGACGCGAGCCATAGCGCCTCCTAAAAGTCGATCGGAACCGCAACGGCGTTCCTGCGGTCGCGCGCCTCGATTTCAGCGACGACGAGCTGCGGATCATTCGCGTACAGGTTGTATGTCGGGGAATACGAGCGGCTGCCGCCCCCCGACTGCAATGGCGTCACTCTGGCGCCCGTCGGCAGGGACAGCACTTCCGGGCCGCGTTCGCCGACCATGACCAGGCCGGGCGAGGTGATGGTGCCGCCCTTGGCGAGCATGGGGATGCGGAAGCTCTTGCCTCCCACGCCGGGCACCCAGCCCGGGATGTCGAAGCCCTTGCCGCCGAGCGTGCTGTTCCAGAATGATTTGATCGCTCCGAATGCGGAGCGGAACGGTGCGGTGATCAGATCGGATACCACGCTGAATGCCGCGCCTATCGCGCTGGGGATGGAGTGGAAGAAGCCGAGCAGGCCATGCCATTTGCCCACGATCCAGTCGCCCGCGCTGCCGAACCACTGGCGGATGTTCGCGATGCTGGAGCCGAGGAAGCCGGTGAAATCAGCCCATAGCTTGCGTCCCAGGCTCGTCTTCGTGAAGAACAGCACCAAAGCCGCGACGAGGGCGGCGACGGCCATGACGACCAGCATGACCGGGTTCAGGCTCATTGCCATGTTCAACCCGGCCTGCGCGCCTGTGGCCGCTGTGGTCGCTGCCGTCTCGGAGCCCATCATCAGCGTGCGGATCGCGCTCAGGCCGTTCGCCACGCCGGTCGCGACGTTGAACGCCGCATATATGCCGGCGAGCGTGCCGATCACTCCGGCCAGCGCGTAGACGAGCGTACGGTGCTGCGTCATCCACCCGGTGGCTCCTGCGGCCCACGTGGACACTTGGGTGAGGATGGGCATGAGGAACTGGCCGAGCTGGATCTGCGCACCCTGCCATGCGAGGTTCATGTCCCGTTGGGCTTTGCCGTTCTTCGTGGCCGCGTCCACCCCCTGCCCGCTCAGGGTCAGGCCCAGATCCGAGCTTTTTTTCATGAGCTGCTCCACGCCGGCTGATCCTTGGTTGAGCATGGGGATCATGCTGGCGCCCTGCTTGCCGAACAGTTTCATCGCTTCGGCGCTCTTGCTGGGCCCGTCGGGCATTTTCGAGAACGTGTCGGCGACTTTCGGGAGCAGCTCGCTCATGGGGAGGATCTGCCCGTGCGCGTCGGTGAACCCGGTGCCGAGCAGCTGGGTCATGGCTGCGGCCTTCTTGCCGTTGTCGTTCGCCGTGTTCAGGTTTTTCGCGAACGTCTGCAGGCTTTTCTGCGACGTAGCCGCGCCGATGCCGACCTGCTGGAACGCGCCGCGCAATGCGCTGGCCTGCTCCACTGTCCCGCCGGTGATGCGCTGGTAGCCTTTGATGCCGCTTGCGGCGGACTGGAAGCTGCTCATGCTGCTCTTGGCGAATCCGGCCACGGCGGTCGCGGCCCCGGCGGCGGCTGCGGTCGCCGCGCCTTTGAGCATGCCCCATTTGGACTGCTCGCCCTGCACTTTGCCGGTGAGCGATCCGATGGACTTCTCGGCTTTGGACGCGTCGGCCAGTATGTTGATGACGAAATCCTTGGAAGCCATGAGCTCACCTTCCTGCCTGTCGTTTCATGTCGCGGATCTGCTCGGCTTCCTGCGCTACGACGCGGTCGCAGGACACGGCCAGCGTCAGCCACACGTTCAATGGCAGGCTCCACACGTTGCTGTGGGTGATGTCCGGCCAGTGCTGCGCCTGGCAGATCACGAGGATCCGCGACCACACCTGGTCGCGGATCCATGGCTCGTCGTCTATCAGCCGCTGGAAGCCAACGTCGCGTGACGCCCTTTCGGAGCGGCGGAGATTGGTTCTTTTGGGACTGGCCCAGCCGTAGTGTCGTCAGCGGGCAGATCCTGCTCGTCCGCCTGCAGCCGTTCCTGATACCATTCCAGGCTGTGGTCGCACAGCTTCTTCCAGTTCACCGCGATGCCATGCTTGTGCAGCGCGAACCAGAAGATCAGCGGCAATGCGAGCGCGTCCTGCTGTTCGATGCTGTCGATGTCGGCCATTTTCATGCCGGAGGCGATCTGGAATTCGGCGACGAGGCTGATGGGGCTGTCGCCCAGCGGGTTGCGGCTGGCGGGGTAGGTGTTGCCGTCGTCCCATATGATTCTCATTTCGAGGCTTCTTTCATTGCGTCGTCGATGATCGTGTTCATGCGTCTGACCATGTCGTTGCGGCCTTTGATGACCGGCGCGAAGAAGTATGGCTGCCCTGCCTGGCTGGCCCAGCCGCCGCCGTTGAATACGGGGTGGCGGAATCGTTTCTTCTGCCAGGTCTGCGGCATCCACTCCTTGCCGGGCGGCATGCGCGAGGACGTGGTCTGGATGTTCAGGCCGCTTCGTGTTTTGCCTGCCACGATCCGTGTGCGCAGCCCAGCGCCGATGCCGGCTCGCATCGCGCCCGACGAGTCTTTGCCGGCGCGGGCGAGGGCTGCGTAGCGGGTGCGTGTGACGACGCGCGTCGTGCCGGACTTGTAGTGGATGGTATGGAATTCCTTGCCGGATGCGACGACCTTGCCCGGCAGGGAGCCGTCGAGGATGCCTTTCTGCTCGGCGATGATCGCGTCGCCCACATGCCGCAGGTCGCGTCGAGCGCCGCGTGCAATCGATTTGGGCATCGATTGCAGGCTTCCGCGCAGACTTTTGACGGATTCGTTGGGGATCTCCGCCCATAGCCCCTCCTGTTCGGCCATCAGAACGCCGAATCCCCGCTCACCAGCGCGATGGTGAGCGGATCATGCGAGCCGTCGTCCAAAGCGGTCAGCTCGGTGTCGACGCTGATCACGTCTCCGCCGTTTGACTGGGGCAGTCCAGAGGTGATGGCCACGGCTGGCAGGATGATCTGCAATGCCGGTTTGATGCCGGGCGCGATATCCTGTTCGCCGCGGAACGTGAGCAGCAATGGCAGCGGGGTGCCATCCAGGAACGCGTCGCGCAGGATCGTGTCGGTGAATTCGACGGTGAGCTTGACACTGACTTCGGCGATGCCCAATGCCTGCGGACGCTGGCGCAATCCCTGGCCGCCGAGCGTGAACCCGTTGCCGTCCAATCCGTTCTTCACGGTGACGGTCACTGCGGTTACGTTGGTGGCCGCTGGCTTGTCCAGGCTCGCCAATGCGGTTGCGGTCGGTGGCGTGAGCGTGCCCTGATAGCCGAGGCTGCCGGAGATGAAGGTGAAGATGCTCTGGTCGTCGGGGTAGCTGGCTGCAGCTGGCTGCTGCGTGGTGTCGATGTCGCGTCCCGACCAGCTGATCTTCGCGGTGACCGCCGCTGCGGCTTTCGCGTCGATCTCCAGCGTGTCCACTTGGCAGCCGGTGAACGAGTGCGGCTTCTGCGCGCCGCCGAGCAAGGGGAGCAGTTCCTGGATGGTGTACGAGGGGAGGAAGTCGTTCAGCGACAGCGTGTGGATCTGCTGCCATGCCTGCACGGGTGTGATGTTGTCGGCCGCTTTGAGCTGGCTGATCGCGCTATTGCCGAACGCGGCGTGCAGCAGGAATCCGAATCCGCTGGTGGGAATGTCAAGCTCCTGATCCCCGGAGACCTCCTGCTGCACACGGATATGCTGGTCGAGGCGTTTCACCCGGGTGAACGGCTGCAGGACGCTGGAATCCACGTACTTGGGCTTCGTATCCATCTTGCCTTCGGACTCGAAGAAGCGCGTGGGAGCCACGGGCGTGCCGTACGTGGTCTCCAAGCCGATGCCGAACTGGCTGTCGATCTGCGTGCTCATTGTTTCGCCTCCCCATCCTGTGCATCATCCGACCGCTGCCATACCTCGCTTTGAGGTAGGAAATACTGCGCGTCCGAATCCTCGATGTCGACCGTTTCGCCGCGCCCCACACTTCTGCCGAGCCAAGGCACGTACAATGCGCCCAACGGGCTGATATTCCTCAGTTTCATCACATGCTCCTAATCCTGTGCATCGCCTTGAACGACGCATCGATCTCGATGAGACGGCCTTGCCCCGCATCATCCTGCGTAGTGGCCCCGTCGGTGTGCAGATCAGACGGGATGATCCACAGCACCGTGCCGCCCAGCGTGGGATCCACATCAGTGACATAGTCGGAGATCCGCTGCAGGTAATCGAACGCCGCCGCGCTGGCCGTGATCTCCGCCTGCTCATCCTGCCCGTGACGGAACGCGCCGACCGACAAGTGCAGCGTGATGATCTCCTCCTGATTGCGCCGCGGCCCCACCGTGACATCAGTCACGCTCGTATCAATGGTCGTCGCCGACACCCAATCGTCATGCACCAACGGCCACTGGAACCCGAAATTCACATCCACAGGCAATCCCGAAAGCGCCGTCCTGCAAGCCTCGGCCAACGCCATCTTCGCCTCATGCGCCGCAGTATGCGCGCTGATGCCCGTGCTCATGCGATGCCCGGCTCAGGCAGATAGGCGGCAAGCCAGCCCTCGACCTTGCGCGGCAGCTCAGCGCCCATAGGCACGCCGGACAACTCCCCGACATCGCCCTGACGGAAACTGCCACGCACCGTATGCGACTGCTGCCACCACAGCTTTGCCGTCTCCCGTGCGGCCAGCACGAACAACGACGACACCGACCCATCCGCCAGCACCCACTTCGACGGATCCACATCACGGCCGGTAAACACATCAATGCGCTCGCAGGCGGCTTTCGCGTACAGTTCGAGTTCGGTGTCCTCGTATTCAGCTGGGCCGACCGACAGCGCGTTGCGCAGATCGTTTTTGGTGATCGGCCAGTTCGATGGCGTTGCATCTGCCATGATGCCTCCCATGGGGGTTGGAGGGGAAAGAGCGGGGCGCTGACCGTATGGCTGTCAGCGCCCGAGTGGTGCCGCTTCTCAGGCAGCCTTGCCGACGAATGCGGCGAGCGCGTTCGCGTCGGTCAGGATGACGCCGGCGCGCAGGATGCCGCGCCATGCGATGGAGTCCTTGTCGAAGGCGAACTGGTCGCTGCGTTCGAGTGCGAGCGAGTTGACCACGCGCATGATGACGCGGTTGAACGAGCCGAACAGGATCGTGGCCTTGCTTGTGCCCGGGTCGGGCAGGAACGGGTCTTCGATGACAGGGTAGCCGTCGAGGACTGCCGGTTCTCCGGCTTGCAGGGAGGGCTGCCAGAGGTAGCGGCCGGTGGTGTCCTTGATCTTGCGCAGGGCTTTGACCGCTCCGGGGGAGACGAGGAAGGCGGCGCCGACCCGGTATGGCGCGATCACCGAGGATTCTAGGTCGATGATTTCGTCGAAGGTCGGCGTGACTGCGGCGCCAGTGACTGTGAGCGTGATCGCATTGTCCTTGCCGTCGCCGGGCAGGAGCGCGTCGAGCGCGTTCGAGTCGATGCCCAGACCGACGTTCTGGCCGATGGCTTGGCCGACGAATCCTTCGATGTCGATCGCGGAATCCTCGATGAGCTCGCGCGGGGTCATAACGATCTGACCGTATTTCGATGTCTTGGAGCTCACCTGGTCGAATGACATGTCGGTGCCGCCGATGGTCGCGCCCGGCTTGATGTTCTTCGCGGCTTCGCCGTAGCTTTTGACCCTCGGCCAGAGGATCTCTTCGCCGGTGCTGGTGGACAGGGGCTGCGCTCCGGCCTGAAGGAGGCCGCTCATCTGCCGCAGCGGCGTGATCAGGGATTGCGCGAATGTCGTCGGCACCAGTTCCGAGCCTGCGCCCGTCTGGCTGGGGTCGGTGGTCAGGGCGCGTTTGAACGCTCGTGTGAGATCCGTCTTCAGGTCGATGGTCTGCTGCGTGGAGTTGCGTTCCACGAGCAGCGAGCGCAGCTGTTCGCTGATTCCGTTGTCCTGTGTGCGGCTGGTGGTTTGGGGCATTTTGGATTGCATGCTGATTTCGTCTCGCAGCAGGCTGATGGTGGAGTCCATCGCGTTGAGCCGTGTCTTGCATCCGTCGGAGGTGGTTTCCTCTTCGGGTGTGAAGCTGCGGCTGGCGGCGATTTCTGAGAGGGGTTTGACTTTTTCTTCGACGAACTTGGTGCGCTCGTTGAGCAGTCGCTCCAGCGCCTCGTTGATTGATTCCATGATCATCCTTTCATTGAGATCATTGACTGGAGCGATGCCCATTGGTGGAACGAACGCTCATTATCGCCCGCGCCGGGTGGCGTGGGAAGTTTGGTGACAGTAGTTTTCTTGGTGCGGTATTCTTCGAATGCGCGGCCGAGTTCGACTGAGCTTGTCCAGTAGGCAGGGTCTGAGACAGGGGCAACGTCCACTAGTTGCAGGCTGGTGACGCGTGCCACGTAGTCGTCTTGCTCGTCCATCTCCCAGCTCATGCCTTCGGGCAGGATGTAGAACGCGAAGCTGCTGTAGCTCAGGTCTCCGCGTGCTGCGAGGGCGGCGGCGTCTCTTCCGGCTTGGGTGTCGGGAAGGGCGATGCGGTAGCGCAGGGCGTCCTGGTCGGCGGTGAGGGTGAGGGTGCCGGCGTTGGTGGTGGCGAGCAGGAGGTTGCTGTCGTGGTTCAGGCGGGCCATGACCCGCCCGTTCTTCTCTAGGTCGAATGCGCCGTCGTCCAGCCGCATGAGTGCGGTGGGGTCGATGATCTCGTGGTAGCCGCCGAGGTCGCGGCTTTCGGTGTTGAAGGCGATGGCAATGCCTTCGAGCGCGCCGGGGGATGATTCCGAATCGTCGGCTGTTCGGAAGATCGCTGGCTGGGGGCTGGCGACGCGCTGCAGTTCATGCGGGATGGTGATGGTCATGATGCCTCCTGTGTGCTCGATGTGCTTTCGGACACGGATTGTGATGTGGATTCGGACTTGGCTTGGCTGCTGCTCTTGGTGGTGCGGTACCAGGTCTGCCAGTCGTCGACGTCCTGCATGCTGAGCGCGGGGTCGCCGTTGTCGACGCGTGCTTCGCCCAATGTCAGGGTGCCGTTGTCGAGACGTTCGGACTGCACCTTCGCCCACGTGAGGGCGTCGGGCTTGCTACGGGCGTCGAGGTCGAATCTTACGAACCGTCGCGGCGCGCCGAACGGCTTGTCGAGGTTCGCTACCGGGGAGAGTGCCTGCTGCAATCGGATGGCCCAGGGCTGCAGGGTGCGCAGCACGAGCTTGCGTTCGTTGCCCTCCACGGTGCTGTAGGTCAGGCTCGAGTCTTCGCTGCCGCCGATGTCGCGGGGGTCCACGCCGAAGATCACGGCGATCTGCGTGGCCGATGCCTTGATGGTCTCGAGGAACTGCAGGTCGCCGGCGTCCAACGTGACTTTCTCGAATGACCAGTGTTTGTCCAATGTCGCCACGTCGCCGGGCTTGACCGAATCGCGGAAGCGCTGCTTCGCGGTGTCGGCCTGCTTTTGGTTGAGCGTCTGGTCGTTTTTCAGGATGCCGCCGGGGATCGGGGCGCGCTGGCCGAAGAACGAGTTGGCTGTGTCCGTCGCGTTCCTGCTCATTTCAAATTGGCTGCGAAAATGGGCGATCGGGTTGATGCCGCGCACGGTTCCGGTCACCGCGAACGCGGGAACGTGCAGCATCAATGGGGTTCCTGCGGGCTGGGCTATGCCTAGGGGGGAGCGTATTGCGGGGATCTCGACGCCGTTGACCCAGTATCGTGGCCAGTGGCGTTGCGAGGAGGAGTCGATGTCCTGCACTGTCACGTCGCTGCGCGGCACCCAGTCGATCTCGCGCACGCTGCCGTCGTCGCGCCTCCATACGATGCCGTACGCATTGCCGTGCAGCAGCAGTTCGACTAGCCCTTGGTGGATCCAGTCGAAGGTGCTGAACCGGTCGTCCGGCGTTTCGAACCATTCCGGGTCGGGCAGGCGCGAAGGGGCGCTGCCGGTTCCGGCTGACTGCCACAGCCCCCAGGGCAGGGAGGCCACGCCGTCGGCGATCAGCCTGACGGCGCCGAACACGCTGGCGACGCGCAGCACGTTGTCGCCGCTGATATCAGTCCACGGCGAGTCCGGGCTCCAGCTGTCGCCGAACACTGATTGTCCGTCGATGCTCCGCTGCTGCGGGCCGAACAGATTCTTCCAAAAGCCCATCGCGGGAGTCCCTTCGATTGGTTACCAAATGCCGGAGAGCGGGTCGTATCCCCAGTCAGGCATGTCCTTGGCGAGCGCGCGGTGCGCGAGTGTGATGGCCATGAGCGGCGTGATCTCTTTGAGGCTTTTGCCTCGTGCCCATCCCCAGCCGTCGCCGATCGGGCGGCGTTGAGCCACGGACAGTGCGTCGGCGAGTTCGGATTGGCCAAGCAATGCGACCTGCCTGTTGAGGATCGCGTCGTATAGGCCTGGCGCGGCCACTCTGATCTCGGATGCGGGCAGCGGCTGCGCGTCGATGCCATGAGCGGCGAATTGCGGGGCGAGGGATCCGACGGTCTGCCAGTCGAACCATGTTCTGCCGCCCCATTTGCCGGTGAGCTGCTTGATGCCGTGCAGGTGCAGCGGGTCGGATGATGGCCGGTCGTCGCCGTCGATCACCCAGTCGGTGCCCGGCCCGTGGTCGACGATCTCCAAGTGCACGATGTTGTCCGCGCGCACCGCCGCCACTGCTATGGATGCTGCGGAGCGGTCGGGCGCGATGTCCACGCACCACACGAGGCTCGTGTCCTCGGGGATCGTGGAGTGCGGATCCGTGCAGGCGGCGACCGCATCGCGCGGGATGGGCCAGTCGTCTGTGCTCTCGTCGGGCCAGATGTTCAGGAACGAGCGTTTGAACAGGGAATGATTCTTGCTGGTGTCCTGTTCGAGCTCGTCGGTGATCTTGCGGATGGATTGCGTGTAGCCGAGCGCGGGCATCGTGTGCCACCAGGTGAGTCGGTCCATCGGGTCGGCGTCCGGGGGAGCGCTGTATTCGACGTACAGGCTGTGCGATTCCAGCTTCGATTCGACGCGGTTCCTTCCTGCCTGCATCTTCGCCCACAGGGGCGCTGAGCGGATCTTCGATTCGCCGACCGTGGAGAGGTACCAGAGCTGCGAGTCGTCGACGGTGATCATCGTAGGGCGCAGCGCCTTCTCGACCCGGTCGTCGACCTGCGACCAGTATTCGTCGATGAATCCGAGGTCGTTCGTGCTGCCATGACCGGCGTCCTCGCTCGGCACGTCCGGCCACCATTGCGATCCGGTCACGAAGTCCAGGTGCTGGCGTCCGTTGGTGCGGTTCGGCTCCAGTTCGTGCATGCGGTTCGGCTTGATGAGCTGGCGGAACGGGCTGGCTTGCAATTGCAGCACCTGCTCCTCCCATTTCTTGACGGTGCGGATGCCGTCCTGCGCGATGTAGACGATCTGCTGGGAGTGAGGCCACACGGCTGCGCGATGCGTGTTGATGGAAAGCGTCGACGTGGTCTTGCCTGACTGCCTTGGCACCAGCACCACGATCTCGCCGTACCATAGGCTGCCTGTCTGCGGGTCGATCTCGTAGGCCACGTCGAACAGGTCGCGCTGCCAGGGCAAAGGCTCGACGCCGAGCAGGCGGGAGATGCGCACCAGTTCAGGGCCGCGCGTCTCCCTGCGCGGGTTGCGCGGTGTCATCCAGCGCGGCGCGCATTCGCCGTCAGCCGGTTCCCCGGATCGCTGCCACAAGCGCAGCGGCTTCGTTGGATCCAGCATCAGCAGCCTCCACGACTCCCAGCTCGTGCAGCAGGTCGGCCACCACCTTCACCTCGTCCTTGAAGAGCTTCGAACGGTTCGGGGCGTCCATGATCGTCGCCGCCGTCATGAGCTCCGCGAGACGCAGATCCGTGACCGGGTCACGCGGGTCGATCCTGCCGTCCGAGCAATACTGCTCGATGAGCTTCGCCATCTTCTCCACGCAGCCGCCCGGTACCCATATGGCGCGCTGCGGCGCATGCGCTTCGATGACCTTGAGATGATCCAATCGTTCGGATTCGGCTCTGCCGTGCGCCAGTCTCTTCCTGCGGCCTCTCGCATATGACGCGTTCGCGCTCCTGCATCTCTCGCACTTGCATCCGCGCCGGTATCGTGCACGCGTGCCATGATCAGGCATCGTCATAGCCACCTCCAACATGGCCCGTGTCACGGGTTCGCAGGTTTACTCGGGGAGAGAAAAAATGGAAACTGCGCGGGTCTTGCATTACGCGCTTCTTAAAAAATCGCGCAGTATTCGCGGCCGACAGACGGCAGCGGGCTACCAGTTGCGGGAACGAATGTGGTTTTGCGATTCGATTCGTTGAATTCTGTTCTGCTTCGCGCTGTTGCATCCGTAATGCGCTGGCTGCAGGTTGCCCATGGCCCACGTGCCCCCCAGTGACCTTGGCAGGATGTGGTCGATGCTCGGGCCGAGCGGGTGGCGTGGCCTCAGGCCGAACACTATCGGCTTGCCGCACAGGGCGCAGACGCTGCCGGTCGGGCATACGAGGCGCAGGAGCCGCTGTCGTTCCCTGCCGGTGGGCTCACGGTCTGGGCCTGGACGGTATGACATTGGTTACATGGGTCACGGGTGCTGGAGCGCGGCCACGATGTCAGCCGCCGTGCTCTCGCTGGTAAGGCCCGCGATAGCTTCGAGAGTTCCTGCCGGCAGGCTTGCGGGCATGCCAGCGGCGAGGTCGACGTGCTTGCCCTGTTCGTCCACGATGTCAAGGGTGACAGTCGCTTGGGTCGGATCCGCGTCACCTGTGCCCAAGGTGGCTTGCATTGATGTGATACCGGCCATAATAATTCCAATCGTCGATGTACGGGATGGTGTGATTCGAACGTATGCTGCTTCGGGCAGCGACTCCTGCGGATATGGCGAAGCCCCGTGCCATCCATTGGGTAGGACGGTGCGGGGCTTTGGATGCCATTGATAAGAAAAGAGCAGAACACAGGATCTGCTGGCTTTTCAGCCACTTCTCCCACTGCAATAATCGGTGACACTCGGGATTTTCGCAAGCTGATGTCTAAAGATTCTCAGCCGATCGCTCGCCGCATAGCATGTAGGCGCGTCGTGCGACGAGCGACGCGACTCGCTGCAGCAGTGTTTGACGCAATGCCGAAGTCGCCTCCGCCGCACTGGAATTCGGGGCAAGCGCAAGCCGATACACATCGGAATACAGGTACTGCGGACTGCCGTCCTTCCTGCCGGTCGAGAGCAGTTTGCCACGCGCCGCCCATTGATTGATAGTGTTGCGCCGCAGCGGAAGCCCGCTGTCGGTGAACGCCTTGGCAATCCAAGATGCGCTCGCGGATCTGCTGGCGTCGAAGCACAGGCGCGAGAGCCGGTGGAGCTTGACGACGAGCACCTGCTGCTCGCGCTTGCAGACCGGGCATGTCACCCACTGGTCGTCTTTTCCTGCGGTCAGCGGCGTGGCGCACAGCTCGCACACGCCTATCGCCCGTCGCTGCTCGGGCGGGTCGAGCACGCGCTCGATCTTAGCGGCCAGACGGGTAAGCGTATCCATGTACATACCGGAGTCTGGCAGCCTAGCCAGCCGCACGTGCGCCGCACAATGCCATAGGGCGTCGCGCAATCCCATTGGCGGAGGCGCCGTGGCCTCGAGCGCGTCCACACCGTCCAGACGTCGCAGCAGCTCGGTAGATGTGCTGTCGAGGATGTCGATGAGATCGAGCACGTCGAGGCGGATTGGCGTTTGCGGTGTGGAAAGGATAATGCGCGTGGGCGAATGCCCGCCTGGATGCAATGTCGCATCCAGGCTGTCATGCAACGGCACGACATCCATGCCCAACCGCAGGAGCAGCAGGCCGAACCGAAGCTCGCATTCTAGGCACAGCGTATACTCCACGCCGCCCAATATGGCACCGCAACGCTGGCAGTAGCTCATCGCTTTCCCTCTTCCCTCTCGCGCTTCTTCTTGTCGAGCTGTTCGGCCCGGTGCTTGGCATACCAGCGCCGCCAATACTCATGGCGCCTCTGAGCATCTGTCATGCCCTCAGTGCTCACAGGCTCTTGCTCCTGCGATCCACCGCGCCGGCAAGCCCTGACATAAGCCTGAATATCCGGATCCGACCAATCAATCGACACATGCTCATCCCCGACACTCATGACGCCGCCAGAGAATCATCACCACCTCCGAACACAGGAGGCTGGATGAACAACGGCATCGCGCTCGCAGCCAGGGCGGGGTGCTCGGACGTATGGATAATGGCCCGCACCTCGTCTATCGGAATGCCCAGCAATCGCACGATGGCAGCGTTCTCGATGCCACGCTCATGCCAGTGCAGCACTATCTCACGTTTCTTCTGACTAGTCACTGGGCATCCTCCATGTCTGCGAGCGCAGAATTGGTTTTCTTGGTATTGGTTCTTGTGAGTCGCATTGCGTGCCTTCTGTGTTGTTTTCCTGTGACGAGGTTGGTGTCCAGTGGCCTTGATTGTCGAGCAGGATCCAGCCGTGTCGGGCGGTCAGGATGGGCACGTCGGTCGGCAGCAGGTTGGCGTTGCCTCTCACCAGCCATCCTTTTTCGTAGGACTCGGCCGGGTGGGCGTGGATGTATCCATGGCATCCCGTCGAGCCGGAACCGCACACGTCGATCACGTTGCCCGGCAGATGCAGGCTAGAGAACGGATGCGAGCGCATCCTGCGATGGTGACGGCTGAACGTGAGCACGCTGTACAGGCTTCTGCCGCAGCGTGCGCAGCAGTACTCGTCGCGCGCATCCACTAGGTCACAGGTCGCCCTTGTCGGTTGGCTCATTTCACTTCTTTCTTGCCCTTGTGGTTGGGTTCGTCCGCCCAATGCTTGGTGATGCGCTGGTAGAGGGTGATGTCCCTGTCCAGGCAGTGCGCGGCTCGGTGGTCGGTTTCGGGCAGGCCGTCGGCCAGGCGTTGGAAGTTTCCCGGTTCGCTGGCTTCGATGGCGAGCCTGAGGCTGGTGAGGTCCATGCGCTGGTGGTGGATGCCGGGCAGTCGGGTGACCTGCAGTAGATTCGCCTCGAGGAACATGATGTCGAAGTGCACTGAGCTTCCTGCCGGGTGCAGGTTCCATGACTCGTAATCGGCGAGGAACTGGCGCATGTTCGTTCTGATCTGCTCGATGCCCCGGTCGGCGCGGGCCATATCGGTCAGCAGCCCGTTTGCCGTGTGGGTTTCGAGCGCCCACTGGCTGAACACCATGTCGTCCGTGAGGGGCAGGAGCCATGACTGTTGCGCGTAGAGGTCTGCCTGCATGCTGGTGACGCGCAGCTCGACCTCGAGCAGGCTGTGCTTGTCGGGGTCCAGGCCGCTGGTTTCCACGTCCATCCACAGCAGCAGATCACGGCTGGCCTTGGCTCGAACGTGCCGGCTGGCCTCGATGCTGGCGGGTTGATTGTTGTTCATGCTGGGTTCCTTCCGTTGATGGTTTCGATGATTTCCGTGGCGGTTTCGATCGGGTCTCGGCCGGTTTTGATCTCGGCCCAGAAGCCTTGTTCCCGGCTTTCGGTGAAGGTGCCGGGCGGCAGATGGCGGGTGATGTGCTCGCGGATCCATGCTCGGGTGATGCCGCCCCACTCGTAGCTCCTCGAGGCCTGTTTGGGCAGCCATTCCGTGTACTGGCCGGTTTGGAGCCATTTGGCCATGCCGGGAGCGTAGCGGGCGTCGCCTTCGAGGCTTTTGGCGTACCGGAGCACGGCGGCAAGGAGCTGTTCGGGAGTGGCTTGGCGCATGCCCTCAGCGCCGTCCAAGGCTTGGTGCCATCGGTCTTGAGCGGCTTTTCGGCTGCCGGCATGGCGTGGGTAGGCGTTCCACGCCGCGGTGAACGGGTCCGCGAGGACGCCGGCCTCGGCATCGGCCATGGTCACGGCATTTGGTTCGCGGTTTTCGGCGGGGGGATGCAAGGGGGTGGTATCGGTATGGGTAGTAGGTATCGGTATAGGATTCCCTTTGCTGGAAGTTTGCTTGCCGGTTTGCTTCGATTTTGCTAGGGGTTTTGCTTGACCGTTTGCTGTAGCACTTGCTTGAGCACTTGCTTCGGCTTTTGCTTGCGGTTTTGCTGTAGCGCTTGCTTGACGTTTTGCTTGCGGTTTTGCTTTGGCCTTTGCCGCTTTGCGTTTGGCGGCCGTGGCCTTGCCGCCCGCGCTGCCGCTCTTGGATCGGGCTTCGGAGAGCTCCTTGCCGCCAGCGAACTTGCATGTCGTGGGCGATTCGACGACCTTGTAGTGGTCCTTGCGCTGCTCCCAGAGCTTGGCGTCCACGAGCGCCTGGGCGAGCTTGGGCGAGCCGCCCAGCGCTTTGACGCGCTGCATGGAGAACAGGCCGTCGTACTCGTCGCCGTACCGCTGGCGCTGGTGGCCGACCCAGCTGCCCGCTTTGACCCAGAGGCCGACGGCGGCCAGGGACAGGTCGTCAACCTGCGCCGAATCGGAAAACCCGTCATCGACCATGAACCACGTCATGACTCGTCCGGTTTCTGGGGCAGGAAGCCGCCGTACACTGCCTCGCGCTCCGCGTCGCTCACCGGGTAGCCCAGCGATTCGAGCACGCCATAATACTCGTCGGCCACGGCCACGCCAGCGGGTTCGTCCCATTCGATGCGAGCCTCGAGATGCGCGCACAGGAACACGAGCAGCTCGCGGAAGAGCGCTCCCGGCTGCTCGCTGCGCCGCAGGACCTCCGCCGCCCAATACTCATCGCCCGCTTCCTCGGTCTTGTCGGGCAGGGGAGCGGGGGCGAGCATGTTGTATGACTCCCACAGGTCGCGGCTCTCCGTGCCATAGAAGCTCACGGCATGCAACCCGTCCTCGCCGGTGAGCGATTGGAACGCGAGGCGGGCGCACGCGGCGCGCAGCGGGATGGCCTTCAGGCTCGTGAGGTGTTTTCGCATCCACGCGCTCCTCAATTCCAGGCTGTCGGCCGCATACCGGTCGCGACGCTCCTCAGCCTCGCTGCGCTGCGCGCGCCGCTGCTCGCGCTCCTCCTCGTCTTTGGCGTGCTGCTCGAGCTGCTCTTGGGTCTTGGGGGTGCTCATGCTCCACCCGTACGTGTTGTGCGCCAGCCACGGCTCGCCCTCCGCATCCTTCATGAGCCGCTCCCACTGCTCTCCGAACGGGTCGCCGCGCCGGATGTCACTGGGCCACTGGTAGCCGTCGGGCTGCAGATTGAATGCCGATTGGCCGCCCAGCTCGACGACCTCGATATGGTGCTCCCTGCAGTACTGGTATGCCTGCTCGTCCCACCGCCGGCTGAACCGTTCATTCGTCAGGTTCTGCAGCGTGTAGTTGAAGTTATGGGTGCCTGCGGCCTTGAGCAGCTGCTCCTGCGCTTCGGGGTCGTCAGAGAATTCGGCTATCGCGTCCAGGTCGGCCAATGAGAGCTGGGCGAAGGTCTTGGAGTTGCCGCGCAGTTCCTTGGGTATGGCGGCGATCTTCAGGCGGCGGCGAACGAACGATTCGCTCCGCCCCGTCTTGCCTGCCAGTTCCGTGACACCGGCGCCGAGATCCAGAAGCCCTTGGTAGCCGTCGGCCTCCTCGATGGGCGTCAGATCCGCGCGCTGCGTGTTCTCCACCAGCATGATCTCCCGCTCCTGACGGGCCGTCATCTCCTCGACCTTGCACGGCAGGTATTCGAGCCCTGTCAGCTGGGCTGCGGCGAATCTGCGGTGGCCGATCACGATGCGATACAGGGGCGCCCCGTTGCCGTCCGCGCCGGCGGGGGTGACGAGCAGCTCCTGCTTGAGGCCCTGCGCCTGGATGCTCGCGGCCAGCTCGCTCACGTCGCCCACGTCGGTGCGGGGGTTGTCCGGATTCGGGACGAGCTGCCTGAGGGGTATGTCTACGATTTGTATGCTCACTTGATGCGGGTCACTGCTCCTTGGTTCTGTAGGTTTTGATGTTGATTGTTATGGTGTGCGGTCGCCGCCTGCGACGGTTGCGCTGCCGTTCGTGCTCCAATGCCTGCCGGCCATGCTTGTGCGCCGCCATCACTCGTCCCCCTTGATCTCGCCAGTCTCCGGATCCACGCTCTCGTCCCCATCGCCGGATGCATCAGGGTTGTCCGCGTCATCCGGCTCATCGGCATCATCCGTGGCACCGCCCGCGCTGTCGTCCTTGCCTTCCTGGCCGACGCTCAGGTGCCAGCCTTCAAACGAATTCAGGCTGCGCCGCAGATCGCCGAACATGATCAGCTCACGGCTTTTGCTGGGCTTGACGAGCATGGTCTCGATCGCGAAGCCCGCGTCGATGATCAATTGGGCCAGGTCGTCCGCGTCGTACAAGGCCTCGGTGATCGCGTCGATGTTCTTGTACTTGGCGATGTACTCCTCCTTCGACCGCGAGGTGAGCATCCTCGCCACGCTCACTCGGAACGCGGCCGCGCAGTCCTTCAGGCTGCTGGCCTTCTTGCTCAATTGCAGGAGCATGACGGGCGTGATCTCGTCCGGCACCAAAGCGTCCTGCACCATCTTCTTCTTCGACATCATGTGTCCTTCCGTTTAGTATTCGTCCGTGCCGTCGGGCAGGTTCCACGGATCCGTGGCCGCCGCCTCGTTCGCCGCCGGTTTGACGGCCGGGGCGGGCGCGGTCGGATTGCCGTACGCGGTCGGGCCCGCGTGGTTGGTGCGCGTGACCTGCGCGGTCGCATAGCGCAATGACGGCCCGATCTCGTCCACGGTTAGCTCCCACACCGTCCGGTTCGTCCCGTCCTGCGCCTGATACGAGCGCTGCGCCAAGCGGCCCTGCGCGAGCACGCGCATGCCCTTGGACAGGCTGGCCGCGCAGTGATCGGCGAGGTCGCGCCACGCGTTGCACCGCATGAACAGGGTCGGCCCGTCATCCCACTGATTGCTGCCCTTGTTGAAGTTGCGGGGCGTGCTGGCGATCGTGAAGTTCGCCACGGTCTGCCCGCCATTGGTGGTGCGGATCTCCGGATCAGCCGTGAGGTTCCCGATTATGGTCATCGTGGTTTCACCGGCCATTGGAGGCCTCCTTGCGCTTCCACATGCACAGGGCGCTCACCTGTCGCCTGTCCCTATCCACGATCACGTCGCGTGGACGCGGCGGCAACAAGGTCAGCGGCCACGCCGTCGTATGGTTCAGCTCGGTGATTGTGTCCAGGAGGCTATCGAGCAGGTCGCCCGCACCCATCCGGATCCCCACCGAGTCCAAGGGCCACGAGAACAGGCTGGTGCCCTCCTCGCGGCCATCATCATCAGATGCCATCAATTGCTCCTATCGTTGGTTGGCTTGAAATGTCGTGGGCGAGGCCGGGGTCGAACCGGCTGCCAGAACAGCGGGGAATACTCACGTCCGCGTCTCCGGCGGCGAGCCATGCATCCCGCCCGGACGCGGCTACTCGCCGCGTGACTCTTTGAGCTGCTGGTTCTCCCGGGCGAGCATGATGTTGGCCACGTGCATGGTCGCGATGGTGGAGGCGACCTCGTCCAGAAAGTCGTCGACCTGATCGGCGTCGTACCCCTCATGCATGAACCGCGACGTAGCGAACCGCTGCTCTTTGACTTCATTGCTCGTGAGCATTGGAGGCCTCCCACCGGTGGAAGCACAATATGCCGATGGCGAGCGAGCCGACCATGGCCGCGTACTGCAGCACGCCGAATACGCCATGTTGCAATCCCGCCAGCACCCACATGGTGCTGATCATGAACACGACCACCATCGCGTCGCCCAAAACGAGCCAGAAGTATTTGATCCAGTCCATCATGCGGCCTCCGTCTGGTGCTGAAGCTTGTTGCTTATGGCCCACGCCATGACCTCGCTGACCGGGTACATGACCGGTCGCGTATCCCTTTTACAGCCCGCAGGCTTCACCCCGAGCTTCACGAATCGGGGGCCGCGTCCGAGCGTCCGCCATGTGTTGAGCGTGCCGACCGTCGGACGCCCGTTGAAATACTCCGAGACCTGCGCCGCAGACCAGAAGCCCGCATCGAGCCTGCCGCTCATCACGCTGCCACCTCCTGAGCTGAAAGCTCACGCTCGTTCTTCGCGAGCGCCATTAGCTCGAATGCGTTTGATAGTCCGAGAGCCGAGGCTACTTTGTCCATGACTGAAATGCTCCACGTTCCTTGGTGGAGTAGGCCGTTGATGTACGAGTATGAGACGCCTACCTGTTTTGCGAGTTCTCGTTGCGTTATCTTTTTGCGGGTCAGCTGTACGTTGACTGCCTGCCGCACGAATCGATCGCTGTCATCCATGCGAAATCTCCTTCCTTGTTCATATATCTGAACTTTGTAACTAAAAATTATCATATATATGAACCCGCGGTACGCGACACGCCGAGAAAAGTTCAAATATATGATAAATTGATGTTCATGAGCGATATATCTACGTCAAGTGCAGACTTGGTAGCGGCCTACATACGACTGAAAATGGTCGAATTCGACCTCACACAAAAAGACATCCAAAACAAGCTGACCGAAACAATCGGCGCACGATCAAAAGGCTACGTCTCTGGAAGGGTCAGCGGCAAATACGCATACTCAGTCGCTGAACTTGACGCTATAGCTCCCATGATCGGACTGCACGATGCCTTCGATGTCATGAGCAATGCGGAACGCACTATGCAAGACCCATCTGCACTGTCCGAAGAAGTCAGGAAAAAGCTCGCTCTCACCAATATGTTTGGCATGGCTGCAAATACGAACCCTGATAAAGAGGCTGAGAAGAGACTGGATGCCGGCGACTGAGCTGGGAATAACCCCGCACATGACCTATGGTCGGATGCGCGGCTACGCGGCATCTCTGGGCGTGGACGTGTGCAGCGACAATCTGCCGGACGACAAGCAGGGAATGTATGTGCGCGCATTGAATCTCATCATGATAGAACGCGACACGACGTACCGTGTCAAAAGATGCGCTCTCGCCCACGAGCTGGTGCACTGGGAATATCGGGACGCCGTGTGCGGGGGAGTAACGGGGATGAAAAGCGAGCGCCGTGCCAGGCTTCTCGCGGCGTCGCTGCTGGTGTCTCCGGCTGAGTATGCGAGCGCCGAGGAGATTTATGAAGGCGAGCGCCTGTGTATGGCCTCGGAGCTGGATGTTACGGTGCAGGTACTGGATGATTACCGTGAGCTGGTGCTGCCGCGGCTTGTGGTGGTTTAAGTTCTATGACTCCGCTGAGAAGTTGTATTTCACATATTTATGAACGTAGGCTGCTGCTCAAGTCTGATGTACTCGATGACTTTTAGAATGGAGCGTTTCACCGGCGTTAAAATTCCCTGCACGACCTTCTGCTCGGTTTTGAGCTCCACCCTCAACATGTCGCCGTCATAATAGGCTACTTCTCGATTAGCGAATTTTCTGAGAAAGTCCTCGTCCAAAATCTCAGCGTAGAACTTATCGCTCCCGTACTGGAACTGCCACTTGTTGGAGTTCCTTTGAATGACTTCGATCTGAAGAGTGTGCACGGACACATCCGGTTCGACGATTTGGTCGGGAACCTTCGCCTCAATCAGTGCCTCGGTCTCCTGCCCGCCAAGCTCGACATGCTCTCCGATCTCCGGAATCGAGAATCGAACGGGATCGAACCCCTCGAGCGCGGACGGCCGCGCTGCAGCTCCAAGACTTTCAGACATAGTCTTCGATTGGGATGCCTGATATGCCTGTCTCCCGTAATGGAAAGTTCGACCATTCCCGAAATCCACATCCACATGTGTATCGGACTGCTTAACCTTTTCATTCGCCGACGGTAATGCGTGTCCGGTCGTCGCAATCCTTTCCTTGAATATCTTCGCGGTTTCCAGAACGCCTTTCGCAATCGCGCAGACATTGCCAATACTGAGGCCACCGGAGAAGGAATCAACTAGCGCAGGCGCTATCCCGACCAGCTGCAGTATGACATCGAAGGATCCTTCCTTCTGCGCTTTGATATTGACATCGAGATCCATCATCGGATCATTGATGTTCTTGTATTCGTCTATGGCATCGGCGAACCCCAACAGTGAGCGCGATAGGTCTCTGACTTTTATGGTGTGGCTTTCGACTGCCGGCCCGTCGAAATATACCTCGAAGGTTGTGGATTCAGCTTGTTTGCTGCTATTCATGGTTGTATTCTGCCACTTGCAATGGTCTTTGCGATGGGAAAAGGGTTACTGCTGTTCATTGCGTTGCAGGCAGCTCGACTCGGCGGTGCCAAGGGCAGTATCCGCCGGTGTAATGTACCGACCTGTTGAATTTTCCTGCGGCCGATTTGTCGAGGCTGTTCAGGAAAGCCATATCCACGACTCTGGCCACGCAGTACGCGGACACCTGCATGCCAGACGCCCCTTCGAGCTTGAGTCTGGCCGCAGCGGACTGGACGTTGCCGCCCGTCACCCAGGAATCATCAACAAGCAGCACATGCCCCCGCAGCAACGCCGCATTCCACGGGTCGGCGAGCGCGAACAGGTCTGGGTTGAAGCCGCGTGCTCTGTTTCCTGTGGCTTGCAATGGTATTTCCGGTATTCCTTTGAGTATTTCGTTGAGGATGTCGTGCAGTGGGTGTGGCTTGCCGTAGCGTCTGGATGATTTCGTGGAGGGGATCATGGCCCATGCGTCTATTGTCCCTGCTGCCTCTCTGAGGCATTCGCCGTGCCCTTGCAAGGCGAGCGCGATGATGGCTTTGACGTTGCGGCGGTAGTCTGGCGATGCGGGGTGCTCGTCCTTGTACCCGTACATCATCTTCATCGCCTGGCTTGATGGGTGCTCCTGGGCGTAGATGCTGATTGCCGTCCGGTCTGCGAGCTTGTCGCCCATGTTCTTCGCGTCGGCCTGCTGCTCTATCGCGTGGCAGCTTCGGCAGCACGGGTATGCCGGGCTTTTGAACCCTCCGCACCTCGGGCACAGGAAGTCTCCGACGGATGTGTAGCGCACGGTGCGAAGGTAGCTTCCGGCCATCCGGTCTATCGCATGGTCGAGCCTCAGGCCGTAGGCGGTGATCATCGCACGAGCGTCATGTCGATGAGCTGGCTCATGGCGTCCTCGATGACATCGGGCATGCGGAGGATATCCTGAAGGATCTGCTGCACTTCGAGAACGGAAGACGCGACATACACGCCGGGCTTTCCAACCAGCTTGCGGCCCCATTGGGTGCCTTGGGCCACGGTGTCCCTCAGGATGACCGGACGGCCGTGCTGCTGGGCCTGCCGGGCCTGGATGCGCGTGCCGGAATGCTCGCCGGCCTGCACGACGACCGTGGCGAGGCCATAGCCGCTCATCGAGGCGTTGCGCATGGGGAACGTGTAGCGGGTCGGCCCCTGATCGGGCCAGAACTGGGAGAGCACCAGTCCGCGTTCGCTGATCTCCCGCTGCAGCATGCGGTTCTGGACCGGGTACTGGCGGGTGATGCCCGTACCGATGAACGCGACGGTGCGCCCGCCCTCGTCGAGCGCGCGACGATGCGCGGCGGCATCGATGCCCGCAGCGAGACCGGCGATTACAGTCAGATCATGGCCCACGAGCATGGACGCGGTCTCCTGCGCGAACGCCACCGAATCGGGCGTCGCCTCGCGGGACCCGACCACGCTCACGCCCATGTCATCCTGCACGAGCATCCCATCCGCGAACAGGAACGGCGGCATATCCACCACCTGCCGCAAACGATTGGGATAGCGCTCGTCAAGCACCGAGATGAAATCCATCCCCTGCCCCTGCCCCTGCCACGACTCCACCTGCCGCTGCGCGTCCGCGAGCGCCTTTTCGAGCGTAGCCTTGCGTTGCGGGCTGGCGGGAATCTGCTCGTCGTCGAAGAGGGTGGGTTCGCTGTTCTCGTAGTCTGCTGGGTCTTCGTCGTCGTAGAGCCTGTTGTTGATGGGGTCGATCTCATGGTTGAGGACCGCGATGGCGCTGCCGTTGCGTTCCACGGCGTTGGCGATGGAAGTCCAGCTATCGCGTTTCCGGTCTATGGTGTCCAGCAGTGCGACCAGTGCTGCGTTCTCGTGAAGGAGCTGATCAGCGCGCAACGTCATCACCTGTTTCTCGTTGTCCGTTCGGATGCAGCCCAGTCTACATCAGGACCATTAATAGTGGCTGGGTGATTCTCATGGGCGCAATCCTGCTCGATGAGCCGGGCGATGCGCTCTCCGAGCCGCTTATGTTCCGGGAGTTAACAGAGGATGTTCATGGCGCGGTATGATTCTTCTCAGCAACGATGCTGAAGAGCACTCAACGAGAAGGGTCGGAACATGGGCTGGCGGTTCAGGAAGAGCATTGGCGGCAAATACTTCAGAGTGAACATAGGCAAGAAGGGCATCACCAGCGCCACTTTCGGCAAGCGAGGCGCTCCCCATGTCACTGTGGGCAGGAACGGCACCCGCGTCGGCTCGAGCATCCCCGGCACCGGAATCTACTACACGCAGAAGGTCGGGGGAGCGAAGCCGCATCATGCCGATACCGCGCAGCTGCCCATCGTCAACGCCGAACCCATGCAGGAGCAGACAGCCGTGCTGCCGCCCAGCATGCCGCCCTCGAACCCGATTCCGCCTGTGAACGGTGGAAGCCACCGGCTGCCTATGTCCCGTCTGATCATTGCAGCATTGATCCTTGGCGTGCTCGCGCTGATTTTCGCCTTCACGTCGGCAGCAGCGTTTGGCGTCATGCTGGCTTTGGCGGCGTTTATACTGGGCGTCATCGGGATGATCGTGGTAGTGGTGCGCAAGAAAAGGCGCGGCACCCTGGCCGGATTCCTCGCAATTGTCTTGGCCTGCGCTTCCCTCGTTGCGGGGGCGAACAACGTGCCGCCAGCCGCGGCAACGCATCCGCAATCGACGGCGAGCAGCTCGTCGGCGAGCGCCAAGGCCTCGAAGTCAGCCGAGGCTAAACGGAAAGCGGCGGCGGCGCTCAGGACGGCTCAGGACTCGTTGTCGTCCAAGGTCGTGGATGCCAAGGCGTTGCTTGACTCGTCCGGCAACAACGTCGCGGATCCGAATACGCGGCAGGCATTGAGCGATGCGATCGGCAAGGCGAGTGCCATCGACTCCGCCAGGCCGGATGACTATGCGACAGCTGCGTCTGATGTCCAGACGGCGATGGATGCGGTGACGGCCAGCGTGGAGAAGAAGCAGCAGGATGATGCTGCAGCGGCCCAGCAGGCGGAAGCTGAAAAGAAGGCCGCCGAGGAAGCCGCCGCTCAGAAGGTGGCAGCGGATAAGGCAGCGGCGGATGCCGCAGCCCAGCAAGCCGCACAGCAGGCGCAGCAGCAGGCGCAGCAGCAGAACTCCGGCAGCGCGTATTATCCCAACTGCGCGGCCGTCAGGGCGGCGGGGAAGGCTCCATTGCATCGTGGGGATCCCGGATACAGCAGCAAGCTTGATCGGGACGGCGATGGGATAGCCTGCGAATGACAGTGGGATAGATAAGGCCGGGAGATATGGCGAACATCACCAAGTACGAGACCGCGGGCGGAGTGCGCTATCGTGTGCGTTACCGCAAGCCGGACGGCACGCAGACAGACAAGCGCGGGTTCAAACGCAAGATCGATGCGACGAACTGGGCCGCGGAGCATGTGACCGTAGCCAAGGCCAAAGGGCTTTTCGTGGACCCATCGCTGGGCCGCGCGACGGTCGGCAGCCTCGCGCCGGCATGGCTCGCCAAGAAGAAGCTAAGCGTCAAACCCAGCTATTACGACGATCTCGAGGCCGCCTGCAGGAACTACGTCATCCACGATTGGGGCACGGTGCCCGTGGACGCTGTCGACCGCGACGACGTGCAACGATGGGTGACGAGAATATCCAATGGGACCAAGGCCAAGGACGAGGCGAAGAGCGTGCCGGCGAAAAGCGCGAGCGTCGTGCTGCGCGCGCACGGGATCCTCGCCGGCATACTGGATGACGCGGTGTCCGACCGGCGCATCGGCACGAACCCGGCCCGCGGGGTGGAGCTGCCGCGCAAGGCGGTGAAAAGGCACGCGTACCTGTCCGCAGGACAGCTGGCCGCAGTGGCGCAAGCGGCCGGATGGCGACGGGATATGGTGCTGGCACTGGGCTTGTGCGGCATGCGCTTGGGTGAGCTGGTGCCATTGCGCGTTGGCGACGTGGATCTGGAGCGGCGGCGCATATGGATCGGGGTGAGCGCGCCGATGGTACACGGCGTGGTCACGCCGGGGGATACGAAAACGCATGAATCCCGGTCGATAATGTTTCCCGCAGCACTTGATTCGGTAATGCGCTCGAGATGCGAAGGGAGGGCGAAGAAGGCTCTGCTGTTCGAGGCCCCGGGCAGGCCGGGCAAATACATGAAGGAGTTCGGAGCAGCCAGCAGCGGGGACGGATGGCTGGTGACCGCGCTCAAGCGCGCCGGGGTCAAGGAGCATCTCACCCTGCATGATCTGCGGCACACCGCCGCATCGCTCATGGTCAGGGCCGGGGCGAACGTGAAAGCCGTCCAGCGCCAGCTCGGGCACAAGAGCGCCGCCATGACATTGGACACATATGCTGACCTGTTCGACGATGACCTCGACTCCCTCTCGGACAGCATGTCGCAGATGCTGCTGCGCGAGAATGTGGGCAGAATGTGGGCAAACGAAGTCGGCGAAGCCTCGTAATCGTTGCGACACAAGGCATGCCAGCATATGCATGTTAGGGTTCGACTCCCGTCATCCGCTCTCTTTCTCATCCTTGCAAATCAACGGTTTTCCCTTACGGGAGTAGACATAATCGCATGTTCGGTTTTAACCGAATTTAATGGAATTTAACCGAATTTAATGAAAAATGTGGGCAAAATGTGGGCAGACAATTCACCCTCCCGCTGCCGCGGGAATGCTCGCTGAATGCAGAAAACCGCCCCTCGCTTCCCGTAGGAGGCGAGGGGCGCATTGCATTTTCTACCATGGTTTAGGTGGTTATTTGGTGTCGGCGGGCGTGCTGTTGTATTTGATGCTGGTGAGTCCCAGCAGCGCGCCGAGCAGGACGCCGAGCGCGGTGATGGTGGCGGCCGCCTGCCCCGCGTAGGGGATGGGCCAGATGCCGCCCAGGCCGACGATGAACGTGGCGGTAGCCGGCAGCACGATGATCGCCACCCATTTGAGGACGTCGTAGACCGTGTCGGGGATGAAACCCTTGGGTTTGTTGTCTTCCATTATGACTGTCTCCTTAGTAGGCGAGTGTTTCGCCTGGGTAGATGAGGTTGGGGTTGCCGGAGCGGTAGCCGTGCAGGCTGGACGCGCTGACGCCCAGGCGGGCGGCAATGCCGGTGAGCGTGTCGCCGGAGCGCACGACGACCGAGCGGCCGGATGCTGGTGCGCCGGTGGTGCTGAGCCGCTGTCCGGGGTAGATCAGGTAGGGCGGGGTAAGGCCGTTGAGTGCGGCGATGGACCGCCACGAGCTCGGCCATATCCTGCTCAGGTAGTCGCCGGGCTGCACGGTGTAGTATCCAGTGCCCGACGCGGAGCTGCCGGAGAGGCGCTGGTTGACGATGTCCATGACCTCGTCGTACCGGCTGCCGAGCAGGGCGTGGCGCTGCGGGTCGTTGCCGTACTCGCCGCGGATGACCGCCGACGCGATGGTGCCGGCGTCTCCCTTGGGCGTGGACTGCACGGGAGCGGGAACCGGCCTGCCGGGCGTCACGGCCGGGGCTGCGGGCAGGGGCGCGTTGGCGTATTTGCTCCAGGTGACGGCGTCGCCGTAGAACCAGTCCACGTCGATCCTGTCCCCGATGCCCGGCACGCTCCCGGAGCTGGAGTACTGCCATGCGGCGGCGAACGGCCACGGTCCCAGCGAATACGGGGGCTGGCCCGGGTTGCGCAGCCGGTCGCCTGCGTACCCGTTGGGGTATCCGGCGACCCATAGCCCGTAGTCGGCCTGCGCCACGGGAGTCCAGTCGCCCATGCTGATGGTGCTGGCTGACATGTAGATCAGGGGCTTGACGCCCCACGCGGCAGACACGCGGTCGAGCCAGCGTTTGGCCCACGCGACGTTGCTCTTCTGCCCGCCGCCCGGCTCCCAGTCCAGTACGGGCAGCACGCCCTGCGACACGTAGCCGCGCGTCTGGGAAAGGAACCAGTCGGCCTCGGCCTCGGGGCTGTTGCCGTACTCGGGTCGGGCGAAATGGTAGACCGCGCGCCGGATCCCGGCCTGCACCAGCCCCGTCATCGTGCAATCCGCCGTATTATCCGTGAATCCAGTGCCTTCGGTGGCCTTGACGATGCCGAAGCTCGTGCCGGCACTCTTCGCGCTCTGGGCGCGGGGCGCGTTGATGCAGCCCTGCCAGTTGGAAACGTCCACACCGCTGTCCGCCATCGCGTCTGCCGGAAATGCCAATGCCAGTACGGCGACGAGCGCAGCCGCCGGCATGAGCGTGCGGCGCGGAGGCAGCTTGTGTCTCGCATGGGATGGAATCATGGTTGCTCCTTTGTTTTGGGGTATGGGAAAGCCGCCCCGGGTTGGAGCGGCTTGGAATAGTGATTCTGCTGTCGGCCGTCATGGTCAACGGCGCGGATCATTTCTTGGCATGGGCGTGCATGATCTCGTCCCACATGACGGTGCCTCGCCCGTTGCCGCCGAGCGCGCTGTATGCCTGGTACACGTCGTCGGCGGTGTCGGCCACGGATTGCGGGCAGGATGGTTGAGGCGACATCTCGATGTACTGCTCGTGGATCTGCGAGAGCTTGGCCTTCAGCAGCACCTGCACGCCATTGCTCAGCGCCCTTTCGCGGCTTGTGGCGGTTCGGTAACGGGAGGCGAGCCATCCGATGGCGAGACCGGCCAAGCTACTGCCTGCGGCCGTGAGCAAGGGGACGATCCATGATGGCATGAGAGGACCTTTCAGGCGGAGGGTTGCGAACCGGCGGCAATCATGCCGTCCGAAGCGTTGGAGTGCGAGGCTGGTATATTGCTTGTGCAGAA